GTCATACTCAAAAGTATCTCTAGATATGTATTCTTTAGCCATCTCTTCTCTTGTCTTATTGATAAGGATGTCAAGCCTTTTAAGCTCTGTAGCATTACTGCGTATAGCGTACAACACAGGTGCGACTACAAGCGTTAATATTACGTTCCAAATTATATAGCTTGAAAGTTCCATTAACTTCCTATAGTTTTTTGAACGCTTGTAGGTGTAATCATTTCAGCTATCTTTGCATCTAAACCAGTCTTCATAGCTGTTACTTCATCAGAACCTATAGCAGTTTCAACCCATCCTTGTACGTCAGAGGCTGTAACATCTGCAAAAGCTTTAAAGCTTGAAAGGTCTGAAGTATCTAATACTTGTGAACCATATACAGTTTCTGAAATATTTACATTACTTGCGTCTTTATTGGTATCGTCAGTAGCTGTAAGTCTCCAGTGTACATTATAAATAACATCACTTTTACTGCTCTTAGTTGGATATGTATCTACTGTAGAAACATCCCATGTATATCCGATTGCCATTTTAGCTTCCTCCTTCTAATGCTGCAATTTTTTCTTCAGCAGCTTCTAATCTTGTTATGAGTTGTTTGATTACTGATATATACATAGCATCCTTGTATCCAAATTTTGTTGAGTATGCTTTTTTATCTGCATCTACTAAAGAAAGGTCGGCTCCTTCTGCATCGTATTGGTCAACATAATAGTCATCTAAGGCTTTTACTTCTTGAGCTAAGAAACCTCTTGATTTGCCTGAAGCTGCTTTATGTAATTCAGGATTTATCCAATTAAATTCAATGGGTCTATATTGTTTGAATTTATCAATATCATAAGTTAAATCAGAAACATCTTTCTTGAGTCTTGAATCAGAAAGCGAACCAATGCTTGTATCTGTACCTTGATGGTCGCCATCGTTTCTAATTTGCCATACACCTCCACCTGAGTTGACAGCATAATAAATATAATTGCTTGCCGCATTACTATTAACTTGCGATCTAATACCAACTGAGTCAGCGTTTGTATTTTTAAACCAACCTACTGGTACTCCTGCGTTTCCTGCTTGAACTGAAAGAGTACCTGCAACATCAGGACCTGTAGCTCCTATATAAAGTTTACCTGCAGTTGTCAGTGTCATTTGAGTAGTAGCGCCTGAGTTAGGATAAGTATCGACTGCTACAAATGATAAATTACGACCTGAACCATATTGAATATACTGACCGCTTGCTAAACCTCTTATTGCTACGTGGTCTGTTGCATCATATTTTGAAGCGACTGCGCCATCACTGACTTCGACTTTATGGCTTGGACTTGCGGTTCCGATTCCTAGGCTATCTTCTGTAATAGTCGCAGTTTCAGTCATGGAATTACCATCTCTTGTATAAAAAGAAAGCCCACCTTTTCTGTCTGTACCACTGCCGGGATCTCTTGCTAGACCAACCATATAAGCATATTCAAACTCTGTAGCTGAACCATCTTTATCATCACCCATGAATCTGACTTGACCGAGCCAAGAAAGATCAGGTATGCCTGAATTATTACTGTCGTCACTATAGAAAGTTAATCTACCTGCACCATCAGTAGTGCTTGAAGTATTGTGATTATTTTCTATTTTTATTTCTGGCTCTAAAGCACCTGAACCTGTGGCTTTATATAAGTGAAGCATTGTGTCAGGACTTGAGGTACCTATACCTACGTCTCCATCAGACTGTTTAACAACAAATTTAGTTCCATCACCATTTCTAACATCTAATAAATTTTCACTTCCTGTTGCGCCTGCGCTTGTAATTAATACTCCTGCACCACCGCTTGCACTATTATTTAATGATGCTATCCAAGCTCCAGCAGTACCAGAAGTAGAACTTAAAGTAGTACCATCAAAAGTAAGATTAGCTTCAGCATCTAGTTCCGTAGTAGTGCTTCCAATTGTTACTAGCTCATTTGCTGTAGCATTGTTTATTGCTGTAACTGCACCACCACTTGCGTTTTCCCAAGCTACTCCGCTTCCTGTTGAAGTCAGTACTTGTCCGTCAGATCCTTGTGCGCCACCAATTTTATAATTTGTTGCGTCTACAAAGCTGTTAAAAGTAGCTGCGCCTGCGGCTGACATATCTAAAGTAAGAGCAGTAATATCTGAACTATTATCTATACCATTAAAAATAATATCTTTATCATTAACCATACTTTTAATAACAAAATCACTACTACTATTGTATAATGTACCAATATCTGTTCCACCATCTTGGAATTTAATATCTCCACCATTTGCATCAAGAGTTATATCTCCTTCTGCATCTATTGTTAAATCGCCACCGTCAGAAATAGTAGAACCGTTAATAGTAATATCGTCAACTGTAAGAGTTGATAAAGTTCCTAAACTTGTAATATTTGTCTGAGCTGCAGTGCTTAGTGTTCCTGCTAGTTCTCCTGAAGAACCATAGATAACAGCCTTACTATTTACTACTGTATTAGCTGATGAACCGTCTAATAAATTTAATTCTGCAGGTGTCGAACTAATTTGAGTTGTCGTAGCTGCTGCTAAGACTGGAATATATCCACCTTGATTAACTAAGTATTGTGTATGATCACTTGTAGGATCTACGATACTAAGAGTTGTTTCGTTTGAGTCTGCTGTAGCACCTTCAAATACAATAGCGTTTGAAGCCTGCATAGTTACTGTATCTGCTGTAGTGGTTGTACCTGCTACAGTCAGTTTAGGAACTAACAGTTCTCCTGTGCTTGGGTTATATCTTAAAGCTCCTGTATCATCTAATAGTGCATTAGACTCATCATGAAAGACTACAGGGAAATTAGTGTTTGCTGTGCTGTCTGATACTGTAACTTTAGAAGCAGTACCTGTAGTATCTTGGTTTAATGTTCCAACAACTAAATCAATTGTGTTGTCAGCATCTTGGTATGTAGCAGTTATTCCTGTTTCAGTATTGCTTGAGAACATAGCACCTGCTGTATCAGAAATAAATTCTGCTAGAGTTGTACCACCAATGGTAATTGCATCTGCTTCGAGTGTGCCGTCTATGTCAGCATCACCTGATACATCTAGAGTAGTTAAATCAAGCTCTCCTGCAATAGTAACATTTCCATCAGCTAATGTTATTAAATCAGTATCTGATGTATGTCCTATAGTTGTACCATTAACTATTATATTATCAACTGTAAGAGTTGTAAGAGTTCCAAGACTTGTAATATTTGATTGTGCTGCTCCTGTTACTGTAGCTGCTGTACCGCTTGTATTACCTGTTACATTACCTGTTAAATTACCTGTAAATGAAGTAGATGTTAATACTCCACTAGAAGGATTATAAGTAAGTCCTGTATCAGACTCTGCTCCTTGTGATCCTGTTGCTCCATCTACAAATATAGGATATACAGTTTCATCTGCGCTGTTATTTGCAGAGACTGTAATATTATCTGCTGTTCCTGTGGTGTCTTGGTTAAGTGTACCAATTGCAAAGTCTAGTGTGTTGTCTCCATCTTCGTAAGTAACAGTAATACCAGTTTCAGTATTAGAGCCAACCATAGCTCCAACAGTATCACTAATTGTTTCTGCAAGTGTAGTTCCACCGATAGTAATTGCATCGGCTTCCAATGTTCCATCAATATCAGCATCTCCACTAATATCTAATGTAGCAGCATCTAGTTCGCCACTAATGGTTATGTTCCTACCACCACTAATGTCTTTGTTAGCATCTGTTATAATAGCTTTACTGGCTATAACAGTTCCGTTTGTAATTCCGTCTATAAGGTTAATATCGGTTGCACTTGCTGTAACACCATCAAGAATGTTTAATTCTGCAGCCGTTGATGTAACACCATCAAGGATATTTAGTTCGGCTGCTGTAGATGTAACTGCAGTTCCGTTAATTGATAAAGCATCTGTCTCTAATGTACCATCTATATCTGCATCACCTGATACATCCAATGAGCCTGCATCAAGTTCACCTGTAAGTGTAATGTTTCTAAACGAAGCTGCATCTTTATTTGAATCTACTACGACTGCTTTAGAAGCTGCAACAGTTCCTGCTGTAACTCCGTCAATTGTTTCTAGTTCTGCTTCGGATATGTCAGCACTTCCTATTACAAAGCTTGTACCTGTAATGGCTGTACCTGTAATGGCTGCTGCACTTGAACCACCAATGATTGCTCCGTCAACTGTACCACCGTTTATGTCAGCAGTATCGGCTACAAGACTATCTATGTTGGCTGTTCCGTCAATATAAAGATCTTTCCACTCAGAACCTGAAGCACCTATATCATAAGTATTATCAGCACTTGGTAAAAGATTGGAAGCAACATCAGCACTAAAGGCTACAGTATCTGAAGCTGCATCACCAAAGGTTAAGTTTCCTGAGATTGTAGCATTGCCTGTAACTGTTAAGTTTCCGCCTACAGCTAGGTTTCCTGAAACATCAGCAGCACCGTTAATATCAATAGTGGTTGCATTTATTTCAATTTCTGTGTCTGATACTAAGTCTAAGACACCATCTGCTGATTGATAAATGTAAGTACCTGAATCACCAAACTGAAGTTGATCAGTACTTGAAAGAAGTAATCCTGTGTCGGCTACGTGTGTAAGCGATACGTCTTGATCATCTCCAAAGTTTATTACTGCTCCATCAGCAAGGAAAAGATCGCTAAACTCTAATGAACTTGTTCCTAATGCAGCACCGTCAGAAGCATCTGGCACAAATGCTGTAGTGGCTGTTATGGTTGTTCCTTGAACCGTGCTTGAACTTGTAATAGCTCCTGTTGTTGTAATTGAATCTATGTAAGCATTTTTAAAATATACTGAACTTGTACCTAAATCTAAATCACTGTCTGCGTTAGGAACCAATGCACCATCTTGTAGTATCATTTGTTTAGCTGCTGCACTAGAGACTTCTACATAGAACTCCCAAGTATTGCTGGATACCATAATCTTATTAAGGAAATCTAAGTCTCCTATAGTGTGTATATTACCACCATGTCCTGTTGTACCATCATGCCTATGTCCAGTACTTGATGCACTACTAGAACTATATGTAAATGCATTTACTAATTGGTTGTATTCATTGTTAAACAATGCAGCAGTAATGGTATCTCCATCACTAAAACTACTTTGTCTTGTATAACTCTGTGCCATCTTTTAATTTCTCCCTGAAGGTTCGTAGTCTATATATATTCCATTTACTGTGTATGGTCCGTTTTGATCATTACTAAATAATCTTAAAAAAGCAGTGTTTCCACTTCCTTCTACTGTTTGCCTAGTCATTGGATTAGGCGCTGCTCCAAATGTAACTGCATTAAATGCTCCTGTTCCAAAAATTGCAGGTGTAGGTATTGTATCTAAAGTATAAGCAGCAGGCTGTGGTATAGTTGAATCATCATAATCATAAACAACTTTTAAAGAAGGCTGTACTGATCCTTCTGGTTTAACTGATAATTTAACATACTTTAAAGTTTTTAATACTCCTAAATCTCCAAAATCTATACTTGGTGTTTCATATTCAGCATCTATATTTGATGCTGTACCTGCTGGATTAAACTCATCTCCTGTATCATGATTATAAATATAACCTGCATAATCTCCATGATAAAGTTTTTCTGTTCCTGTTGAATCAAAACCAGAAGTAAAACCTCCACTGCCTTGTATTCCTTTTGTTTCAGACCATTCAAATCTTGAACCGCCTTCTGGTGTAATTCTAAGTGTTCCTATAATTCCTTCTGAAACAGCAGTAGTTATACCAGAACCTCCATAAAATAAACGATACTGAGATTTACTTCGTATTACAGCACTGCTTATTTTATAATCAGAAATATTATCTGCAATGTCTCCTACAACAGGTTGTATTTTTCTACTTAAAGATCCAAGTTCAACGTCACCAATTCTTGCTGTACCTGCAACTGTTCTTATTCCGTCTGGTGCTAAAAACAAAAGTTGTCCGCCTATTTCTTGAATACTATCGCCATCTAAACAACCTATGTTCTGTGTTATTGGTTGTACTGCAATAGTAGACGAATTATTTATATTTACTAATTTATAAATACTGTTCTTACAAAATATAATTAGATCATCACGAAAAGATCTTAAACCTACTACCTGATCATCTAACTTTATACTTCCAGAACCTGTAGATGAAAAGTCATCTATGTCATCAGTACCACTATAATATATAGTATTTGGTGCTGTTGCTGCTCCTCCTACTACTAAATGTCTATCATGAATTACACAATATTTAGGATAGACACTTCCACTAACTGTAATTTCTTTAGTAAAATAAGTTCGACTACTTAATGCCGAACCTGTTCCTGTCATTTTAAAATATAAAGGTTTAGTTGCAGAACTTCTATCAGTTATTATAAGTTCTCCATAATCAGTATCGCCTTCATATATTGCAAAAGATGCTTGATCTTGTGAAGTTCTAGCTAATGTACTTCTACCTGTAAACGTGCTGTAGTTATCTCCACTTCCTGATACACTATCTTTATTTATTTGTAACCAACTGTCTCCGTCTTGACTAAAATATATGTTTGTTCCTGAAGCAGCAATTAAACCGTCTGCATATACTTTTAAACCTTTAATAGCGTTTGCGCTGTTTGGTCTTGTGCCATCTCCAAATTGTGTATATCCATTTATTCTTCGATATCCACCGTTTGTAGAAACTTCAAAATTTGTTAATTTTGTTGCTTCTCCAGGAGATCTTAACAGTTCAAACTGACTTGATACTTTGTTTAAGCCGCCTTGACAAGCCAATGCAAAAGGTTGTGAACTCATACTACTTTTACTCTATCGTCTGTTATATATTTTGGTGCAGGATTAAGAAGATTTGATCTCATTCTTCTTAAACCTTTTCTATAATCATCTAAAGCAAAAGCAGCAACTTGAGAATCGTCTTTAAATTGATGCATATAATATCTAGCTCTTGCTAATAATACAGTGCTATACATATCAGGAAATACAATAGTATCTCCGTGTGCATCTAATGCTGTTGGTAAATCATATGCAAAAAACCAAACTTTATAAACTTTATCTGGTATAGGACTTACTCCAAACTTACGGCCATCTGTACTTCTAAAAACCACATTAGGTGTTCCGTATGTTTGTGTATCTGCATCATCTACATTTTCAGATTCTCTTCTAAAATCTTTCCAGTCTTCAAGAGTAGCAAATCTTAAATTTTTACTTGTATAAGGTGCTGATTCTCCACTTACACCTATAGTTGTAATATAAAAATCATCCCAATTTATTGCACCATAATCATTTGCAACTGAACTTGACGAAGCTTTTAATTCATACCATCTAGTACCTGCAACAGTTTCTACGTTTACATTACCATAAAAAGGATCTGTTGATCCGCTTTCACCTGTAGCAAGAAAAGACCAACGAGGTTCAGCCATAACTATATCGTTATAAGCTCTATTAATACAGTCTTTAACGTGTGCTTGTATTCCTACTGCTCCACTAAAAGTACTTGAAGTTAAAACAACTTCGTTTGATTCTCTTAATAACTCATTCGTTAATTGTAAATAAGTAGTTGCCATTATTTTTTATGTGCCTTTTGTATTGGAAAGTTTGCCATTAAAGTTGCACCTTTATGTTTAACAAACTTGCCTTTATGCTTCATTAGTTTATAACCGCCTTTAGGCTGTTTCATCCAGTGGTATCCTTTTGGTGCTTTAACTTTCATATTACTTCATTGTGTTCATACCAACTTTGGCAGTACACTTTTCAACTTTATCTTCTATGCTTTTATATTGAACAACCCCACCATTACCATAAGCCATTCTTCTAGTACCTTTATTCATTTTTTTTCTTTTATCTTTATCTTTACTATAGTACATGTTTATCCTTTTTGTCTGTTAAAATTCTTTTGGGGTTTTCCAAAAATCCTATCAAAATTCTTATTGTATGTTTTTCTTTCTTGAGCAGTCATTCTATTGCCTGCGCTTACTAATTTTCTATTGCCTTTCTTCTTATTCTTTAAGATTACAGGTCTTGCATCTGTTGATATTTGTGGCATTTGTTTCCTTTTTTTCTAAGTATGGGGAAGGAGAATATTATAGAATTTCCTTCCCTCACACCGTTTTATTGCTTTAATTAACGATTAGTCAATTGAATAGAAAGCAGATACTAAAGCTTCGCTACGAAGTACATCAGCGCCATAGACGTGAAGACCTCTAACGATGTCACCAAAACTGTCAGGATCACGGATCACTTCAGTTTGTGTAATAGCTTGTGCAGTAGCTGCAGCAGAGATATGTCCAGCTATACATTTACCGCTTGCTGTAGAAGCAGCAGCAATGTTATTAGATTTATACATATCAAAGCCACGAAGCTTTCCACTTGATACTAGTCCATTACGTAGAGAACCTTGCCCTGCGTTGTAGTCGACTGACATTAATTTTGAACCAGATTGAGACAGTTGCTCATACCATGAAGGCGGAGCTACAAACCATCTACCTTCTTCAGGGATGTTTTGCTCGTCTAACAATCTAGCCATAAATGCCATTACATCAAGAGGATCAGTTCCAGTACCATCAGAACCTGTAAGGTCGATACCATTAGAACCGCCTTGATGTTGCGCCATTGTTTGAGTAGCAGCAGCAGCGTCTGCACCTAATACGTGATCAGGTGAAGAAGTTGAGACACCACTAAACAATTCAGCAATAACACCTTCATCAAAAGCATCTTTTAGAGCGTAAGCTGCAGAAGAGGATGCGACCTCTTTCCAGTTTACATGAGACATAGAAGCCTCAATATCATCTACTTTGAATTTGAAAGCGTTTGCGACATCAACAGTAAGGGTTTCTTCCATGTCAGTAAGTTTGGTCTGCGTAACGTCAGCACCTCTTTCATACTGATAAACAGTAATCGTAGGTTCTTTGACGATTCGGACAGTATCACCAAATGCAGAAATATCACCAGAATAATCTGTGTTTGTGATAGCTTCAGCTACAGAGGCTTTTCTAAAAAAGTTAAGTACCTTCTTGGAATAAACCTTCGGCATAAAGAATGCATTAGTTTGTCCAGTTACGGAGTTACCAAAGTTACCATTAGTATCAGTCGATTGCTCGAATAAAGCATCAGATTGATTATAAGCCATTTTAAGTCACCTTTTAAATGTTAATAGTTACTTTTTAATCACGAACTCTACCTTCTTCTAAAGCTCGATCTATCTCAGATTCAAGACGATCAAACTCATCCATAGGTAGTGCTGCGATCTCCTGTTGAGTCCAAATTTTAGGTTCTGCTGTAGCATCTATCGTTGTAGTCTTTGTAGATACCATATCCGCAGCCCTTGAGCTTGAACTCTTAGACTTCTTTTGAGTCTGTATTTTCTCATTAGAAGCTAATCCCATGTCTTGTTTAAATAAATCAATTGCTCGACTTGCTAAACTAACATTATTAGGATTATTATAAACCCATGCTTGAATATCTTCTGGTTGAGATTTAGCCCAATCGTGAAATTCATCACTATCTCGAAGTTCTGAAAAATCAGGATGCTTATTATAAAGCTCAGATTCTGCTTCTCTTCTTAAGGCCGCTGATTCTCTTTCTTGTAAAGCTGCAATCTTAGAATTTAATTCTTCGACTTTGGCTTCACTCTGTAAGTGTGAAACAGTTTCAACCACATCGTAAACATCAGGATATTGTGCTTTAAATTGTTCAAGTTCTTCAACAGTTTTAGGAGCTTGATACTCAGGTCTTGAAGACGTTGCTTCATTTATAAGTTCTTGCTCTCTGCTTCTAAACTCGTTAAGCTTACTATCGTAATGCTTTTTCAAGTCATCATACCTTTTTTTATAGTTAGGCTGTGAATAAGGTTTAGTTTTTTCTACTGGTTCTTCGCTTATTTGTTGGTCGCTCTCTTCCTGTTGAGGTTGAGGCTCAACAAATAAACTTTCAGCAGTTAAACCTTCTTTTGGCATAACATCTTCCGTATGCCATGATTTTCTCATGTTGTACGGATTAGGTACTGGTTCATTTTGTGCTTCTTCTGTAGAAGCTACATTTTCATTATCAGTCATTTTTACTCTCCTTCCTTTGTGCTTACTGTACCGAAGGTGGCTTATTCCAAGAACGTCTTCTAAATAAGTGCTTGCCCAAGTAAGGTGGCATCAAAAGGTATTTTACTTTTTTAAAATGTAGAGGGCTGTTTGACTAGAACAGGTGGCTCTACGGTTAATTAGCTAGAAAATAAACTTAAACGAGGATCCAAAGCTCTCATTACTTCTATATTTTTTTGTTTCATAGGATCTTCCTCTTCAACAATAACAGAAGGAACTGATTTTGGTTCTTCTATCTTAGGAACTTTAAATAAACCTCCAGCTTGCATTATTCGTCTTTCTCGATCATCAGCTTCAACTTCAGCTTGTTCCATCATACCTTGAAGGTTATCTGGACCAATTTCGTTAGCTGCTTTAGCGGTCATGACAAATTCTCCATCCGATAACCTTGCAGGTATCGAATCGGATACTCCAGATCCTGGACCTTCTACAGGACCAGAACCTGAAAATTCGGATGCTGTTTCTACTACTTGATCAAAAATCATACTAAGTCTATCATCTTGTTCAAGTACAGTCAGCAAATATTCTTCGTCTTCTGGAGTTAATGACTCTCCAATTATAAAATCTGTGTAATCTTCTTCCATTTGTTCGTCTGGAACCATTTCAGGCATAGGCTCTTCTTCTTCTTCTTCAGACATCATCATATTTTCTTCTTCAGGCATTACCATAAGATCATCCATTTGATCTTCTACCATACTACCTTCTTGATAATATTTTCTTTCTTTTTTATTAGGCATTTTCTTCTCCTCTATCAAGTGCCTCTTTTACTTGTTCTTTAAGCTGTTCTAACATTACCAGAGAATTGATCTTCCCCTGGCAGCGGTACATTTCCAGTTCCGATGTTGCCACCACCAGTGCCTGTAGCTCCAAGTTCTTGCGGTTGTTCAGGTGTTCCTTCAGGGCTTCCCATAGGATTCTGTTGTTCACCAACGGCAGCAGCTTCTGTGCCAGTTCCTTGTCCAACATTGTTTTGCATTCCTATAATTTGTGCCATAATAGCTGCTTCCTCTGGATCATTAAGTATCTCATCAGGATCAAGATCCAAACTATAGGCTAGTTCACTTACTAATTTAGAAATCTTAACAAACGGAGCAATAGTAGGATTCTGTGCAGTTTGTAAGAATGTAGTCAATCTTTGTGACCTAACTTCTTTCTGCATCAAACTATTTGTTCCCATAGCGTTGACTTCTAAATCTCCTTCAATTCCTAACTTGCCTTCCATAAATTGCATATTCCATTGAAAGTATGCTTCACCTAAAGGTTTAAGTAAGAAATCATCTAAATTTTTTACGACAGTTTTAATGTTTAAACTTGCTGCACCAAGTAGCATTGACATACCAGAAGCAGTTCTTGTCATACTTTGAACACCTGTCTGTCCGTGTGAGTATGAAGGTATTCCTGTTTGTTCGTCTGCAAGTTGTCTAAACTTGTCAAACATCATCATATTTTCTTGTGAAGTATTAGGAAACTTCATTCCATGTACTGCTTGTCCTGGCATTCCAGCTTGTCTGCGAAATATTTTTCCAGGATATATTTCCATTGATTGTCCACCAACGAGTGCTGACTCGTCTACATCAAATACTAAAGAACCTGCTAAAGCTAGATTATCAATTGCCATACGAGCATGGCCATTCATAATTTGTTGTGCATCATCCATATTTTCAGCAACACCTATTCCAAAGAAACTATATGGATTACGCTCATAAGGAAAAGAATGATAAGGAAGTCTGTGTGGAGTAAAAGGATTTACAACTGCTCTTAGAAGTTTACCGTTACATATCCAAGCATTAATCTGAACTTCATCTAAATCATCTATACTGTCAGGAACATCTATGGTTGCTTCTCTTAAATACTCAGCATCCATTATTCCCCAATATTCTAAAACTTCGTATTTTTCTGCACCGTATGCTTTATCGTTTTCATCATCTCTAAGTTGAGAATCATAGTATCTATCTTCGTAGTTAGATCCCATCATTAAACATTCACGTATAGCATCACTATCAAAGTAAGGCATTTTACGTAAAGCTCTAAGTTGGCTTTTATTTAACTTGTGTCTATGAAAGACGTATTCACATTCTTCTATATTGGTTGCTGCAGGATCAGGAAAGAAATCCCAAATGCTGACAAATTCTATTCTTGGTACTCTAACATCTACAGGAGCATAAGTTCTTTCTCCATCTTCTCCTTCATCCCAACGACTAAGAGTTTTATTAAAATTAAAAGGACCTTTAACAACTCCTGTTCCTAGTAATGCAGACTCAAGCAATGCATTTCTTATTTCTGATGATCCGTTTGATTCTTCAATTTGATCGTGAATTAACTTTTCCATTCGTCTTGAAGCCATCTGTGCAGGCTTAATCTCAATATTTTGAGGTAATGGGCTTGTTCCTTCTGTTAAAATATCTGATGCTTCTTCTTCTAATAAAAACTTTTCACTATTAAAAGTAGCACCAGCTTTTAAATTTTTTCCATCTCCTTCGTATCCTACATCAAAAGGATTTTCAATGTTTCCTTCTTCTTGTTCTTCAGGGATGCTTGTTTCAATTCCAGGAGTTGGATTTTGTGTATCTAGGTGTGCAAACTCAGAAGCACCTTCAGGCATTTTTGTTTCTCTAACACCTATAGGAAACTTACCTGTGCCAAATACTACATCTACTAGTTGTCCAAAAGAAGCTAATACTTTAGTCTTAGTAATTTTTACAAAGACTTTAGATTTCTCAGACTCTCTAAACTTTATATTTTTATCGTATAAGCCTCTATAATTTCGATATGCTTTTAACCAACGATGTTCGTGAGATATTCTTGCAGTCTCTGAATCTGAAAAGCGGCCTTGTATAATTCCTACTAAACTTAATTTCTGGTCTTCTTCAAGAACAAGTTTCTTTCCTTGCTCTCCTTCAATGTCTTCAAAGAAAATATTATCTGCATTATCTATAAATGTATTGTCGTTCTCTGCCATATTTTAATATCCAAAATCTGGATCTGTTGGTTTATATATTGATTCTTTTTTTATTTGTCTAATTCTTTCAAGTGGATCGTTTATACGAGGTCTACTCATTATTAAATAACGTAGCGCATCGTATGCATGATCAGATGCATTCGTGTCTACGTCTTCAGGCTTAGTCTTACTCAATGGAATGCTTTGAAGTTCTCGAATCAAGTTAGGACAAGTGTTAAAAATTTGTAATTTAGGTCGACTCCCACTATTCTGAACTCTTAAGTACTCATGAATTTGAATTTTACCTTGTATTCTATTTTTATCTGCTCTGCGCAGTTTGTGACCTAGCTGTTGTAATGTCTCACCAACAGTAGGACCAGTTGTTCCTGTTCTAGCCCAAGATGCAGTATCTAATACTCCTTGAACCGAAAACGGATCTTCCACTTCCATTTCTGTTATTATACGACCTAAATCAAGACCTGTCAAGCCTTTTCTGTATAATTCTCTATAAATTATTAAAGTTCCGTCACTTCTATCTATTGCACCCCAGACACAACAACTCTCTGCAGCGTACCCATAATCAATACCTTTTACTCTTTCCCAAGTAACAGGAAGGTGAAAAGGTTCTATAACATGGACTGTTGGATCAAACTCAACAAATGCAGCGCCTTCAGCAACATCCCAATTTCCTTCTAGTAATTGTCTACGTTGTATAGGAGGAAGTGCTTTAAGCATTTGTTCATATCTTCCGTCTTGTGCAAGATATGGATTGTCATCTAATTTAGCAGGAATAAATTTACGAGATAAACCATCTTTACCTATAAAAGATTTATTGTGTTCTTCAGGTTCAATATAGCGTTTCTTAACCCAATGTGCGCCAACACCACCTGGATTGGCAGTACAACGTAAATAAGGTTCTATTTCAGAATCTGTAGTTCTTAATCGTGAGGCAAGGTAATTCCAACCAAACTCAGTTGGAAGGTGAGTAATCTCATCAAATCCTATCCAACTATATGCTTGGCCTTGATAACGATAAACATCTGCATCTCGTTCTAAGAATCCAAATTCTATTTTTGCACCGCTTGGAAAGTTCCACAACTTTTCGACTTCACGAAACTTACAGCCTGGAAATGCTTGTGGATATAGTTCTCTTGATTTGTCTATTAACTCACGTAACTCAGGCATAGACCTACGAAGTATTAAAGCACGATGGGCAGCTTTATGTGCATAACGAAGAGGATCAACCAACATAGCATATGATTTACCACCACCTGCAGCACCACCATAAAGAACATCTTTTTCTCCTGCAGCAAGGAAGTCTGTTTGAGGACCATCGTTAGGATGAAAGACTACATTTTCTTCAGGCTTGTCTTGTATTTCTTTTTGAACACTCGGAATGAGTTCTTCGATTTCTGTGTCTAATATAACTTGATTATCTGAAACATTGTCAAGTTTTTTATAGACTTCTTTTTGTTTTTTTAAGTTAGACTTATAAGAATTAATCTGACCTTGAAGTTGTTTAATTCTTTTTTTCTTTTTACTCATAGACTTTCTAGCATTCATTTTTGCTTTAGTCTTAGAGTGGTAATTGTAATTACTCTTCGATCCTTTTGGTCTACCTTTCTTTTTACGAGGTGTTCCGTCTTTTTTTAACTTAAACGTAACTCCATCTTCTTCGGTTTCGTATCTTTCAGGATACAGTTCCCAATCTTTCTTGTCTTGTTCCATACTTTTTATCTATGATTTTTTTTAAACCAACATGGCTTATGCTACGACCTGTGTGATTTTGTAACCAATAACAAGCATCACGAAGAGATATTTGTTCTTTAACAATCATTTCTTCAACGGCTTCTAATGCTTCTAATTGTTCAGGAATAGGCTCTAAATATTGTGAATCTTCTTTGGATAACTCGTAACCAAAAGGAACAGTCGAACTTTTTCTACGTTTTAAATTAGAAATTGTTTTATTTAAAAGGCTGTGGCCTGACTCTTCCCATTCTTTTTTGCGCCAAATCTTTGTCATTTTTTCTTTTTTCTTATAGCTGTTTTGTACGCTTCGTTCTTTTTAGTCTTAGGATCATCTTTAACAAAATGTCCTTTTTTATTCCTAGCTCGAACTTTTATTTCTTCGTAACCAAGAAACTTAGTTTTAAACCAATCGGTCAAACCTATGTTCCAAAAGTTCATTGTTCTGTTAAAATTATCTTTTACTTTTTTAGTTGCCATTATGCTACAAACTCCTGCCCTTCTTGCCAAGAGCAACCAGTTAGTCCTCCAGCTTGTAAGGCTTTTAATGTTCTAATTATTTCATTTACATTACGACCAGTATCCAAAGCATTTACTGATACATGTTGTATAACTTGATCAGGATCTACAATGAATGTTGCTCGTAAGCAAACACCTTCTTGAAAGGCAATAATGCCTAAATCATCAGCCAAAGACAAACCACAATCAGCTGCCAACGGATGTCTAATACCGCTAATAAGAGAATTGTTTTCTTTCCAATTAAGTTTACAAAACTCATTATCACCGCTTATTCCCATTACAAATACACCCTCATCGACTAACCGATCCATTTCAGCAATCTCTGTTGGACATATGAATGTAAAATCTTTTGGATAAAAATAAAACACAGACCATTTTTCTTCAAAACCGTTATATTTAATTATCTCATTATTTTCGTTGACTCCATCAAGATAGAAGTCAGGAAATATATCACCTACTGTTAGCATTTTATTTACCTTTGTTATTATTATTAAGTTCTGATT